CTGCTTATAGCTTTTATAATACTCCTGACAATACTACAAATACTAATGTTGCTGCTAATATTGCTGATGTTGCTAAGGAAATACAAGCAAAGAAGTTTATAGAACTTATTGAATCTACAAATTAAGGAAAAGAATAATGAGTGATAAACAAAAAGAAATAAACGCATGTAAAGCTATAGAATCACTATTAGATAGTGAATTGGGAGAGTATGGTTTTACATTCAAAATAACTGATTGTGAAATATCAAGTGAAGATAATGCGCATATAGATGTTGACATTATTCAAAATCAAGAATGTATCACATATATGAATTTCAAGGTTGAGAATATTTTTGATTGTCCCATAAACGATGAAGATGAACTAACAAACATGAAAACTTTTGTTGAAATTGGAGAGGACTGTTATGAAGAAATAGCAACATACGATTGGACAATAAAATATTTATATATTGCGTTTATGAAATTTCCTTAAAAACAACAGAAATGCAATTGCCCCCATAGTTTAGTGGTTAGAACAACGGGTTTTCAGTCCGTGAAGCGAGGGTTCAATTCCCCGTGGGGGCACCAATTATTAAATTAAAGAGATAAATTATGCAATGGAACTGTGACGAGTTTGATCTAGACGATAAGCTATATGAAATTGATAAACGTTTTGATGATGAAATATGGCTAAATTCATAAGGCAATGAGATAAAAATAAGTGAAATGGAAGATAATCATTTATCAAATGTCATAAAATGGATTGAAAATAATGATTGTTATCGTGGTGACGAATGGATTGAACTTTTTGAAGAAGAACAAGATAGACGCAATAGCAATATGTTTGAAAAAATTTGAAAAAATTTGAAATTATATTTGACACATAATAAAATATAATTTATTATAAATTATAATATTAAAATCTAAAATCTAAAATCTAAAATCTAAAATCTAAAATCTAAAATCTAAAATGGAGAATATACAATGTCTAAAGTTAAAATACAATTAACAAATGTCCGTATATCTTATCCTTCTTTATTTAAAAGGTCTGTATATAAAGGAAAAGAAGGAAAATATGAAGCAACATTTTTAATCCCTAAAACCAATGCAAAAATAAAAAAGAAAATTGATAAAATAATTGCTGACACATTAGCTGAAGCAAAAGTCAAAAAAGTATCTAGTGATAATAATTGTTTTAAAGATGGAGATTGTGCGGAAACTTCTAAAGGTGAACCATACGACGGGTATAAAGGACACTGGACACTTAAAGCCAAGAATAATAACTCCCCTGTAGTTATAAATCGTGATAAATCCACTATTATTCAAGGTGACAGAAAAATCTATTCTGGTTGTTATGTTAATGCTATTGTGGATATCTGGATTTCAAATGCTGACTACGGTAAACGATTTGTATGTGCGAACTTACATGGTGTCCAATTTTTTGAAGACGGTGAACCACTTGGATCAGGTAATATTGATATCGATGATGTCATTGATGATTTTGATGATCTGGATGATGATATCGAAGATGACGAGGATGATGATTTATAGTATCTTATTAATCGGGCTGTTTATATTTAAGCAGCCCTAAATAATGGAGACTAAAATGTCTGATACTTATTCAATAGAAGTTTCCAACGAAGGCTATAGATACATTAACAAAATAACCCATAAAGAATCTATATTATATAAAGAAAACTACGATATAGTTTGGGATATCTACCTAAATTTTCATGAAATGTTTGACAAATTTTGTAAGGCAATGATGAAATATTAGGAATTTAATCGTGAAAAAATCTACGATTATTCTATTTCTAATTTTAATTTGTATACTAATTGCTGTAGGTTTAAATGGCAAATTCCTAATCGACTGTCAAATGCTTGGAAACACTGAACAAATTTGCTATGAAACTTTACATGGACGTATATAATGATTAAAGAATCCACATTATTTTTTGCTACAATAATATTACTTATTGTAGTAATAATGTCTTTTGGCATTAATTCACATGCCAAAAGATTGCACAAAGAAAGTTATTACCAAGATAAGGGATGTAAAGGACAAGTCGAATCTATTCTTGAAGATTATACCAGAATTGATTGTTTAACAGAGACCCACGCAATTGAGTATGATTTTGCTAATAAATGGGCTGAAGCTATTGGTCAATCATTACATTACGGCAGAATGAGCAATAGAAAACCAGGGATTGTTTTAATAATGGAAAAAGAAACCGATAATAAATATTATAAACGATTGATAGATAACATCAATTATTACGATTTACCAATAAAAGTATGGAAACAAAATTAAATATTGCTTATCAGGTCTAAAAAATGAAACAACTTGTTGTAGTGGACTGTGAAGTATACCCCAATTATTTCCTAGCTGCATTTAAGAACATTAGAAATAACAAGATTGTAACAATAGAAGCTAAAGGGAAAGACAACTCATTAGATGATGTATCGTGTCGTAAGTTAAAATCTACAATGTTTAAATACAAAACCTTTGGCTTCAACAGTCGTAATTATGACTTGCCGGTAATGTTATATGCAATAAAAAATAAGACATGTTCCCAAATTCATGAATTATCAGATTATATAATTAATGAAAAGTCCCAAGGTTGGCAGACTATGAGAAAATATAGTCTTTCCAAATCAGAACATATAGATCATTTCGACATACAAGAGCCAGCACCAGGGGTTAGAGTTAGTTTAAAGCTGTATGGTGGTAGGATGCACTCCAAGCGTCTACAGGACTTGCCCATAGAGCCTGGCACTATGTTATCTAACGATGAAATGGAAACAACCAGACTGTATTGTATAAACGATTTGAATACTACAATTGATTTATATAATCAGATTGAAGACCGTTTACACCTCCGTGCTGAAATGGGACAACAATATAACAAGGATTTAATGTCAAAATCTGACGCACAAATAGCGGAAATAATCATTAAATCTGAATTACATAAAAGAAAGCCATTTAAAAAATTATACGCACCAAAAATACCTGAAGGAAAAACTTTTCGGTATGAAATTCCTGATTTTATATCTTTCAAATCAGAAAAATTACAAGGATTAGTAGACATACTTCAAAACCACGATTTTGAATTAGATGAGAAGGGTTATGTAATACCTCCTGATGAATTTAAAAAAATGAAGATAAATATAGGATATTCAAATTACAAATTCGGTATAGGTGGTCTCCATTCTAAAGAAAAAAAACAATCTATTATACCTACTAAACACCAGCTATTAATCGATAGGGATATATCGGCCTGTTATCCTAATGTTATTTTGAATATGAGATTGTACCCACAACATATAGGTTCTGATTTTTTAGATATTTATCAAAATATAGTTACAACCAGATTAAAAGCTAAAAAATCTGGAAATAAAATAGTTAATGAATCCTTAAAGATTGTCATAAACGGATCGTATGGGAAGCTTGGTAGCAAATGGTCTATTTTATATTCACCTGATTTAATGGTTACAGTAACTCTTACAGGTCAACTTTCCGTATTAATGCTTATTGAAAAATTGGAAGATGCGGGAATAAGTGTTATTTCAGCAAATACCGACGGTTTTGTGTCATTAATGACAAAAGATAAATACGAATTATACGACAATATCTGTTTTGATTGGGAGCTTACAACAGGATGTAATTTAGAAGAAACAGGATATAAAGCTTTATATTCCAGGGATGTTAATAATTATTTAGCTATTACAAATTATGGATCAAAAGGTGTAGGTATTTTTAAAGATAGTGGATTGACGAAAAGTCCACAAGCGTATGTTTGTGCGATTGCTGTAAAAAATTTACTCGTTAAAGGAATACCGATTAAAAAGACTATTATAGAATGTAAAGATATCACTAAATTTTTAACCATAAGGACTGTTAAAGGTGGAGCTGTATGGAAAGACAAATATTTAGGAAAAGTTGTAAGGTGGATTTATTCAACTGAAGGTGAAGCTATTGTTTACAAGAAAAATGGTAATAAAGTTGCAAAATCTGACGGTGCAAGACCTGTTATGGAATTGGGGAAATTCCCTGAAGATTTAGACTATGACAGATATATTGAAGAATCAAAAAAAATATTGGATAGTTTAGGATTAGATCGTGACCAATAATATTGACAAAACCTTAAAAGACCGTGCGCCTAAATATGGCTCTATGCTTGACAATTCTGTTATTACTCAAAATCTTTTAAAAGTAATACATGAAAATGCAAAGAATGCAGATAAACTAACTGAGACCCATTGGGAAGTATTACATATGATATTCCTTAAAATTGCCAGAATGGTATCAGGTGATCCGTTTTATGTTGATAATGCTCATGATATTGCTGGTTATGCGCAATTGTTAGAAGAGTATTTAATTAATTTGAATAAAAAACAGTCATAATCAACATATGAAAGAATCAAAGATCGAATACAAAGTTTGTCAATATGCAAGATCAAAAGACTGGCTTGCCTACAAATTCACATCACCATCAAACAGAGGCGTACCGGATAGAATATTTATCCGATATGGCACTATATTCTTTGTTGAGTTCAAATCTACAAGCGGTGTGTTGAATAAACTTCAAATGGCTATAATCAAAAGATTAAAAAAACATTTATTTAATGTTTATGTCATTGATTCTATTGAACAAGGTATAGAATTAATAGATTTTTATGAAAAAAAAGTGAGAAATATATTTGACACATAGTAAAATATATTTTATACTCTTAATTATTATAAACAATTTATTTTAATTTAGAGGAGAAAACAATTAAATATTACAGACACTACAAAAACGGTGATTTTAGCGAATGGAAAGACGATTGCGTCTCTTTGACTGAAAAATTACCTTATCACCGCAAAGCCAAGGAGGCTATGACCGTATTACATAAGTTCTATCATGAATGGTATAAACTAGAGGATATGGGGCTATTCCCTCATAACCTGAAACAAATAATACTAAACAAATTTTTTGTAATACATCAACGCCGTGGGTATCAAATTCACGAACTTAAATTATAAAGGTGTCGAATTCGACAGGTTTAAAATTAAAACGGAGATTGAAGAGTATGCCAGAAAGAACCACAGAAGAACTACTCAAGGATGCGGAGGGAAGGATCAGACGGTTAGGGCGTTTATTAGAAAAAAGCAACGAGTTTAGGAAGTCATCTGATAAGCAGGTGTATGAATTAGCGGAGGAGTTAAGGGTTCGCATAGAAAAAGACTTAACCCTTGATAGTGAAATCACCATGAACGCGTTATTAACAAAGGAAAACCAAGAGCTAGACGCCAAGCTGAAAGAGAAGCAATGGCAACCTATATCAACGGCCCCGAGGAGCGAAATGTTCATATACAGAGCAAAGAAGAATAAAATAGGGTTAGCTTACAATACGGTAAGTAATACCCAACGTGAGATATATGGGGAGGATATTACAGGTGTTAACGGAGCTACCCACTGGATGCCCATACCACAACCGCCAATTGAGGAGAAAAAGCAGTGACTAGATTTAAAGCTGAACATGGAATGTTATATAAAGAGGATTATAAAAATGGTTAGTGAACTTGAAATAGAAGCTGCCGTATGTGGTTACAACGATAAACTTAAAGACATATTCCCAAACGGTGAGGTCAAATATTGCCATGCCCCACTAATTAAAGCCGCTCTTGAAGCTGCTGAAAAAATAAGAGAGGAATGGCAACCGATAAATACAACTCCAAAGAAAGGACCGTTTCTTGCCTGGTGTAAATGGCATATGAGCCCAATTGGTAAAAATAAGGAATCTGGCGCCACTCTCTATACAACAGATTGGCAAGTAAGACGTTGTTGGAGTTGTGTGGGAGGTCGGTTGGCTGGAGGTGGAAACGACCGATATATTGTAGATTCTGTTGAAGCTACCCACTGGATGCCCATACCCACTCCACCTAAAAAAGAGGATAAAATATGACAGGCAGAACCACAGAAGAACTACTCAAGGATGCAGATGAAGTTGCAGGAACGTGGGAACTACCACAGCATTATGATGCTGTAGATTCGTTAAGAATGGAGCAAATCAACGTATTAGTGCAACTAATCGCAGAGCTAGCCGCCAAGCTGAAAGAGAGGGAGGAATCAGTAACTATCCTACATGATAGAGAAGATGAACTTCAAGACTGGTTGGGTGAGTATGAAATCAAATTAGGACTTCTTCAGATTCAATATGAACATTTGACCGATAAAGAGTTAGATAAGCATGAATGGAAAGCGCAACATAAAGAGTGGCACAAGCAAGCAGACTCCGTCGAAGGTCTTCAATTAACCCCACCCAAGAAGGAGTCCTGATTATGAGAATTTTTGTAACTGACAACGATGCAAAGAGAAAGCATCAATCGCAAGAAATATGGGTAGAAGGGGGAGAAGACCCCGAGTATAGGTTCTATGGGGAAAACCTAGCAGAGGCTCTAGAAGGCATCCGAGAGAAAATAAAAAAGGACATAGAAAGTTTGCAAAAACTACTAGAGACTGACATTAGTTACGCAATCTTCAAGGATAACAAACAAATAAGTGGGTCATTTAAGACCCATAAAGAAGCATTAGACAGTCTGTCAAAGGGCACTACTTCACGTGAGACTGTAAATGGAAAGTGTATGAGGTGCGGATATGACCCTCGATATAGCCATGAATGCTATTGTGACGTTGTGGAAATTGGAATTATACTTACCCCACCTAAAAAAGGTTAATAAAATGAAAACGTATCAAATACATGTCCTAAATACCCCACCTAATTATATGATAAAATTGAAACTTGATTCTGTAACAACTGAAATAGTAACAACAGAAGCGAAAAATAAAAAACAAGCTCTTAAATATTTTATATCTCTTGGTATTGATTGTTGTATTGAATCAATAGAAAATATTACAATAAAGGAATAAATCAATGCAAATATATTTAAAAGATAAGAAATATTATGAAGATGCAAGCTGCAATTCGTCGTTAGATAAATCAATGACTGATCGTATGATAGAATCGGGAGCAGATATTTTCATTATAGAATCTAGCGGGAAAATTATACAAGTATCTAATAAATATAAATATTTAATTATGTTGGATTGTCTTAATTATTTCACTAAAAGAATAAAAAAAACAATGGAATCTTCAGACGTAGTACCAAGGCAATTATGTCAAGAAGCATTTAATCAATTGGAAACATTGCTCAAAGAACTACCTGAAGGGGATTTTTTTGGCAATCATGATATAAAAGATAAGTAATGTTACAGCGTTCAGATCTTCACTCATACCAAGTAGAAACTATTGATTTTGTTCATGAGAAAAAGAAATGCGGTTTATTCCTAGATATGGGTTTAGGTAAAACTGCTTTATCTTTAACCGTGGCTGTTGATTTTCTAGACAATTTTTTTATTGATAAAGTATTAGTTATTGCCCCTCTAAGGGTTGCTAATACCGTATGGAAGCAAGAAGCCAAGCAATGGGAACATCTACAGCATTTACGTATAAACATATGCACAGGCTCTTTAAAACAACGAATTGAGGCATTAAACTCAAATGCCGATATTTATGTAATCAATAGAGAAAATGTCCGTTGGTTAATTGAGAATGTTAAATGGTCTTGGGATATGGTCATTATTGACGAATCTTCAAGTTTTAAAAATCATGATTCTAAACGATTTAGAGCTATGAAGAAAGTTACACGATATATAAAAAGTATTATATTGTTAACAGGAACGCCTACTCCTAAAGGATTATTAGACTTATGGCCTCAATTATATTTAATTGATAATGGTGTGAGATTAGGTAGGACAATAACCAGTTATAGAAGCAAATTTTTCAAACAAGATTATATGGGGTATAATTATACCCCTTTTGATGGATCGGACGAAGAAATTAAAAAGCTTATTAAAGACGTTTGCATAACCATAAAAGCTAAAGGTTATGTTAAAAGAATTGATTTATTTGAATATATTACCATGCCTCCGAAAATATTAAAACAATATAAAGGATTTGAAAAACAATTTTTATTATCTCTTGAAAACGGACAGGATATCGAAGCGTTATCTGCATCTGCATTAAGCAATAAGTTGTTACAAATGTGTAACGGTGCTGTCTATGATATCAACGGAAAAGCACATGAAATTCATGATTTGAAAATAAAATCTATAAAAGAAATAGTTGAAGATAATCCAAGTGAAAACTTTTTAGTTGCATATAATTACAAGAGTGATTTGGAAAGATTAAAAAAAGCATTCCCTGAAGCCCTGGTTTTATCCAGATCTGGAGAAGAGGTTGCAGAATGGAACAAAGGTAATATAAAAATGATGTTAACACATCCCGCAAGCGCAGGACATGGCCTTAATCTTCAACATGGGGGATCTGTTATTATATGGTTCGGTTTGAATTGGTCTTTGGAATTATACCAGCAATTCAATGCCAGGCTTCATAGACAAGGGCAGAAGAACACTGTTAGGATAATGCACATAGTGGCAAAAGACGGATTGGACGAAAAAGTGTTGGAAGCTTTAAAAAGTAAAGCGAAGACACAGGACGATTTAATAAATTATTTAAAATTTAATTTAAAAAATAATAAAATATAGTTGACACATAGTAAAATATATTTAATAATCCTAATTAACGGAACAACAAATCATTAATTGAAAAAAGGAGCATACAAATGGTACATATAAGTCAATATACGGATGCTTTGGAAATGGCGATTGATGATTTGCCAGAGAAGCACACAGGGTTGATTGAAAAAATTACTGATCAGATATGGGATGAAGTCCAGAATAAGCTTAGGGACCACACAACGCAATACCTTCTTGACATTGTCAAAGATGATTTACAACAGAAGGCCGCAGAAATGGCGGAATCTATGTTGAGAAATGCAATTGCCGGAAAGGATCGAGCTATACGTAATTTATTTGACTTTAATGATTATTATATGAAAAATTTATACGTTGGTAAACCCCCTACCCAATGGAAGTTATTGGATACCATTATAGAGCGGCATAGCAACGTGTTTATTGATGAAAAAATTAAGCAGCAAAAAACTGAAATTGAGAATTTGAAGAGAGAAAACCTCAGACTTACAAAATACTTAGATAAAATAAACGAGTGAAATAATGGGGTAAATAAAATTATATTTTTAACAAAGGAGGTTATAAAATGCCGTTACCAACACCTACATCAACCGAAAATCGAAGCGAATTTTTAGATCGGTGTATGTCCGATAATGAGTCTATCATGGATTTTCCAGATAGGGATCAAAGGTTTGCTGTCTGTAATAATATTTGGACACAATCATTGGACAAAATATTGGAAGGACAATAAAAGGTAAAGATATATGGAAGAGATCACAACAAGTAAAGACGTAACTACTATCATCCAAAACAAGATGGTTATTGGGTATATTATGCGCCGTTGTTATCTATATGGCCTTACTTGTCCTGTATGTCATGATTGGGCAGTAACAATCAGTATTGCAGAACCGTCTTGGCATGGTAATTTTTCTACACGAAAGGAAGCAAGGAAATATCTTGAACAATTCTAAAAAATTATGAAGATGAATATAATCAATTAATAAATTCGTTAGATAATTTAGTTAAAAAACATAATCTTAATATAGGTATCGATATGAGTACACATATAGAAGCTATCAGTATAATTTTAATGTTAATTTTTATGAGTGGAATTGCTGCTGGTGTGATATTTATGATTTGGAATTGGTTAATCCGTAAAACCAAATTTAAAAGTCGCTATAGTTGTTTACATGAAATATTTGATAAAAATAAATAATATCAAGATTTAGTTATATAAGAATTTCCAGGTAATTTTTGAGCATTTAGAATTAATTTAAGAACTCTAATTTTAGATAAATTTATAGTTAAAGTATTATTGCCTGCAAAATGTATTTTAGATTTATCAGCACCATCACTACTGATATTTTCAATACGGTTTAGATTCACTGGTTCTCCATTAATATCTATAATCATTTTTAACCTTCTATAATATCGGCATCAGGAATTGTTACACGACTTATAGTTAAATCTTCTTCAATTCCTGTCACTTCACCATTTTCATCATAAGTTGTTTTATAAAAAATAACTTCTTTTGTAATTGTATCAAATTTTTTTATCCCTGGCTGTAAAAAACTATTTACTACTAGTTGGTATACACCTGTTGGTATATTTGTAGACCCTACCGTAGCATATACAGGTATAATATCATCACCTGTATCAGTACATTGATAGTAATGTTTAATAGTCATGCTGCATACTCCACTAATTCAAAAGGATAAATAATATTACGTCCGCCTTGACCCTTAGTAGAACGTATAGTTGTAGCATCAATTATTTCAAATCTAAAATGTTGTTCTTCTGGATCTGCTGTTTGTGTAGCACTAGATCCCGCACCATTAGCAACTACAACACTTAAACTAGGTGTAATTGAAGTAACAGCCGTATCTTGTGTAAGGGAACCTCCTGCATGGGTTACAATATTCCTTTGAACACTTTGTATAATACCGGGAGCAAATTCTACAACAGTTCCCGCAACTCTAGGTTGAGCTGAACCCACTACTTGACGTTCAGCTCTTACAGCTGAATCGCTAAATAATCTTCCATGACATGTTTCACTACTCATATTTGTAGTAGTTTGATTAGTAGCAAAACCACCAGGAAATATACAAGAACGAGTAAGATCAACACTGCTTATTATTGCATCTGCTGTAGTTGCAACTGCACTGGTTATTGATATATTAAATTTCTGTACCGAATCAACAATGCCCACAGCAAATTCTATAACATTATAAGCAACTGTGATATCATTAGTTCCTGGATTAGTTCCACGTGTACTTGTCACAGTTGTGGCGTTCGTTAAATCGATATCTGCCATTGCTGAACCATTGGCAAATCCTGTATTATTGCTTCTTGTGCCGCAAAGTAGAGCAACAGAACGAGCAGTATCTACACTTGTTATTTGAGTATCTGTAGCGGATAGACCACTGTAGGTAAAAGTAAATTGTTGTACACTATCAACCGCTGCTGCAGTAAATTCTACAACAGTAGCCATTACAAGAAGTTCTACTGAAGCATTGGCCAAGCCACGAGTTGCGGTAAGTTCGGTAGGACTAGTTGTTTCTACTGTTGCATGTACATGATCATTACCGGCAATAGTACTAGTTTGACTCTTACCACCAAATACACCGGTATAAAATATAGCTGTACGAGACTCAACAACACTAGTTGGTATTACAGCTGTACCTACGGTATCGGCACCTAGAATAGTTATTGGAATTTGTTGTATAGATACAATTATACCGGCTTCAACAGCTGCTTCTGTAAAACTAGCGTAATTTCCTCCGATATAAGCTGCAAATGGCATTATGGAAGCCTAAATTCTAATGTTACAATTAATCCTTTAGGGGCTGTGGTTTGTACTGTATCTATATCCATTGCAATAACATCATTTATTGCGACATCATCATTGGCTGTATCTATTACAGCAGGAATTGCAGCGGTATCTGATCCTGTTTCTCCAGAATCTACAGTCAATTCAGTAGACAACATATCTACTGCCTGGGTTACATTACGAATCTGTATAGTTAAAACTCCGGTAGTTCCGGCTGTTATAACTTCCGCATGAACAGTAACTAAATTCATACCAGCTAATGATGCAGGAATATGAATAAATGCTTTACCGTCTCCAGTAGTTAGATCCGCTGTAGGATCTGTTTCATAAAAAGTAGCTGTTTTCGTGCCGGCATAACTTCCAGATAAAGTATCTGGAGTGACTATACGTACAGCATCGGTACCCGTATTAACTTCTGCAAGTGTAGCCAGTTCAGCTATTCCAGAAACAGTTTCAGAAGCAGCTGTATCAAATAAATCAGCTATAGATTGAGCAGTGAAAGTTTTTAAATTATCAGAATCATCTGTGTCTTGTCCTAAAATCTTATCATCAGTAGCTACGGTAGCAGCCGTTAAAGTTGCACCACTTAAATCCTCTTGAGCACCTAACGATGTTCTAGCTGTAACACCGCTTTCTGCAACCCAATTGGCACCACTACCCACAATGAAATTATTATCAGTGGTAGCTAATCCGGCAATATCATTTAACCCATCATCGAAAGCTTGTACATCCGTACCAATAGTCAATCCAAGTGAAGCTCTTACGGTTGTCCCGCTCTCCGCAACCCAAGTTGCACCATTACCTACTATAAAATTATTATCAGTAACAGCAAGTGCTGCAATATCGGTTAGTCTAGCACTAAAAGCCTGAACATCAGTTCCTATAGTTAAACCTAAAGAAACTCTTACAGTACTACCACTTTCAGCAACCCAATTGGCACCACTTCCTACGATAAAATTACTATCGGTAGTAGCGAGTCCAGCAATATCATTTAACCCATCATCAAATGCCTGTACATCTGTACCAATAGCTACACCTAAATTTGTACGTGCTGTACTTGCATCAGAAGCACCTGTACCGCCGTCAGCAACTGGTAAATCTAAACCACCCGTAACAATTACCGTACCTGTTATATCTTGAAAAGTTATTACCTTATTTGTAGTTATCAATGCAGGGGCAATTAATTGAATAGTATTAACCCCATTATCAGTATCTTCAGCCAATAATAATGAAGCTGCAGACGAAGCACTGGCAGTTGTAAATGCTGTACTAAGCGTTGTTAAATCATTATCAAAAGCCTGTACATCAGTTCCTATAGTTAAACCTAAAGAAACTCGTACTGTCGCTCCACTTTCAGCAACCCAATTAGCACCGCTACCTACAATGAAATTACTATCAGTAGTGGCAAGTCCGGCAATGTCTGCTAATCCATCATCGAAAGCTTGCACGTCTGTACCAATAACAAGCCCTAAAGTACTTCTTTGAGCACTGGCATCAGCATCATCAATTAAAGCTCTTCCTGCAGAGGTTAGAGTTGTTAACGCCGCTGTTCCAGAACCAGTAAAAAACGGCAATCTATCGGCTGCTGAAACTAAATCTGCTATGGCTTGCAATTCTGCGTCCTGAGCCTGTACGTCCGTACCTATCACAAGCCCTAAAGTAGTTCTTTGTGCACTGGCACTGGCATCATCAATTAAAGCCCTCCCTGCTGTTGTAAGAGTCGTTAACGCTGCAGTACCTGATCCTGTGAAAAACGGTAATTGATCTGCCGCTGAAACAAGACCTGCTATAGCTTGCAATTCAACATCAAAAGCCTGTACATCAACCCCTATTTCTAATCCAAGATTAACCCTGGCATCACTTGCCGTAGAAGCACCTGTACCACCATCTGATACTGGGACATCTATACCGCCACTTATAAAAACAGTTCCAGTAACATCTTGAAAAGTAATAGTTTTATTACTAACAATAGAAGCAGGGGCAATTAAGGTTATAGTATCTGTACCATTATCTGTATCTTCTGGTAATACGATACCGGCTGCTGTAGTAGCACCTGGTGTAATAATAGTTATGCCATTAATTGTACCGCCAAGAATCATATCATTTGTTACATCAATAAAATCAGTAAAAGTTTGATCAAAACGTTTACTTGTACTGCCTAAATCCCTGGTTCCATCTGCATCTGGTATGATATTTGCATCAACTGGATCACCCCAAGCATCTCCCGATACACTTATAGTTACATTTTTCCATTTACTACCATCGAATTGTGCAAACTGGTCTGAAATTAGACCTGAAAATTCAACATCACCAAGGGAGGAAAATAAATTTATACTTGGATCAAGAACAAGCTGAATGTCTTCCGGTTCTTCTAAATCGATAGTTATTACATTTTGTTCTTCAAGAGCCAATACAACCATTATCGTGTCACCTCTTTAGATAATATAAATGTACCCTCTAACCATCTGATTACATCTGCCTCCCCACTTGCGGGGATAAATTCTAAGTCATAACATAATGTTTCAGTTGTTATTGCAGCGGCTTGGATTGCTGTTATTGTAACAGTAACTTTTGAAGTTCCAGTATCTACTACTATTCCTGCTGCAGGAATACTTGTTAAAGATAATATTATTATTGTGCTATCGACAACATCACGCAGTTGCATTCTAAATTCGGCACCCGTTAAATCTAATAGCGCACCATTTAATTTATTTTCAAATGCTGTAATTATAATTTCAAATTTAGATCCTTGCTCAAGTTTAAAATCTTTCCTTGCTGCAACCATTATTTTTTACCTATAATTTCAGTTTTATCTTTACTACCTTGAGAAGATCCGAAGTAATAACTAACAACTCCTGTCCATGATGTGCCTAAAGCACCAATCATTACTAATATTACATCTCTACCTTGTTCAGGCATACCGTGTATAAGAATACCAGCAAGTACTCCGAAAAAACCAATTGTAATAACACCACCTAAAATACCTGGAATATTACTATTAGTTTTAGATTGCATTTTACGTGCACTATCTCTATCTTGTTGATCTAATTTTATAACATCTACATCTAATTCTTTTAATTTTATTTCAAATTTTTGTTCAGCTTTTTTTAATTCAACTACTTGTTCAGGGGTAGCGTTTGCAATAGCGTGTTCTAATTGTCGTTCAGTGGTATTATTTTCCAGACCTAATGTTTTTTTTAATATTCCCGCTGCCATATTTCCAAACGGAGGTGCGATTGTGCCTAATGCTGTTACTCCGATATTTCCAAGAATTTTTGTTATGTTCATTTTATTTTCCTGTTATAAGTTCGACATGCGGTAAATCATGGAAGTTTTGATCTTTCGTAGAAAAGTCACCATCCCAATCAGCACCAACACGGATTTTGATATCAAGGCTAGCAGCAACACCACGAAAAACACCAACAGCAAGATACCAAGAATTGGTATTATTCCAATCAACTTTACCGTTGGTATAGAGAATAAAATCAATTGCTTCTGAAGGATCTGTATTATGTTTGCTATCAGGCCACTTAAGCCCAGAACGGCCTTCATGATAAAGTCTATCTTGCTCATCTTGACCCCTATGTCCGCAACTTATTCCAAAATCAAAAAGATTTAAGGACAAAACTTCATTGCAAAGTCTGACTAAATCTGGATGTACTCTACTAAGTGCTTGTTTTGTTCTATTGCCAAATTTAAAGGACATGTTTACCTCTCAAAAATTTATAAGCAAAAATAGAGGGAATAAAATCAAATTTACCTAATTTTATATCCATGGAATTAAATATAGATTTAAAAACTGTAACACAATTACAATCTCTTAATTTCCAATTTAACCCTAGTAAAGAATTAATCAATTTAGAATCTATTTTAGGAACTTCTACAATAACATTATAATCTTTATCTATATATTCGGAAGGCTTAGTATACAACCCTATCACATTTCTAGAAAATTTATACCACATACCATTATCTACAATACTAAAACTACTTACAGGGGTTTTAAATAATGTGCATATAAAATCTGTAAAACTTTTTGGTTTCTTAAAAACAAAATAAGACTTGTCTTGTAATATAATAATTTCTTTAGTTTCAATATCCCATTTTAACGTTGTATAAATCAAATATAAAAATACACCTATTCCAAGTGGGTATTGAACATAAAAGATAGATACATCAAATCTATCATAAATCATATTGATCATCAAATTAATATGAACCAGCATTAAAATTAATGCTATGGCTCGTTGTTTAAAATCGTATTTAGGGGTGATATGAAATATAAAATAACAGAGAAAGGAAATTAAAGAATATTGGGATATATCCCAAACTAGGTTAGCGACAAAATCACTTGATCCTATAAATAATCTAGGAAAATTATTAAAAAATAAGCCAATTACCAATAATGTTACATAGTTCATTTTTTCGGTTTCCTTGGTTTCCTTGGATTCCTGCTTATTACTGTTGGACGTATTCTTATTTTTGGCGGCAATCCTGCAATTTTACTTGATGGTTTTGGTTTACGTCTTATTGGATGTTCACTTTTCGACATTCTTAATCACCTCTAATGTGGTTATTCTCGTATCATGGTCTTTTAAACCTTCCTCAAATTTTTCATGTTCTCTATTATTTTTTATAAAATCTTTATTCATTGTGTTACTTATAGATTCTACTTTTTCAACTAAGTTTTTAAAAAGTTGGTATGCCTCTCCTTTTTTAAAAGAGGTTTTTATCATCCACACCCCTATAGTAACTATAACCGCAAATATTCCAATTATAGATCCTATGACTGTGAATAAATTTTTAAAAAATACTAAATCCATTATATAGATACCATAGTATAATGTTTACACCTATATCTTGCATATTTTATTATATTTTCATTAAAACAAACACACCAACCACAGGATGCAATACAGATGTAGAATTACCAGTAAATGATCCACCTGAATGATTATGTGAACTTCCACTGCCAGTACTTGAGCTTAAACCAACTGTTGCAGCAGTTGCGGTATTTTCCATAATATAGTTACCGGAATTGACACCACTAATATTTGAAGCTGCTACTTGTTCTGTATTGGTCAATTGAACACCGGCACCTGCCAACGCAAGAATTTCGTTTGTGTGAGTAAAATGTTTATGTGCTGGCATTTGAGAAATACTAAGACTTGTACTACCACTCGTACCAACTGTACCAGAAGAAGCAACCGTAGAAGCACCAGCAGTTTTACCGGCTTTTGAAAGAGTTGAATTGACTGCCATCATAGAAGCATCAGTATAATCAGGAAGTGTAAGCGTTTTATTTGCTGCAAAATCTGCTGCCGCATTTCCTCCCCTACCTCCTGATACTGGAGCTTCAGCATTATCGACATTATCCCATAATATTCTAAATATTCCCTCAAATTGATCTGCCGCATTGTTTGCACCGGATGATCCATTTCCAACCGTTATAGCTCCATCTAATTCAAGATAACCAGGTTTAGTTTGAGCTGGATAATTTATAATATCTCCTGTTACAGCTCCCATATCCAAAGGTTGAAATTGTGTACCATCATACATAATTTTTACAATTTGATTTGTTTTAATAGCAAATGGAGGTAAATCAAAAAAACCTTCAACTTTTATATCTTTTGCTCCTAAGCCGTTTACATTTACAGTAACAGCTGCTGTACTTAAAAAATTTGCTTGAAAATGAATAACTTGTCCAGCTACAAGTGATGTGATAGCCGGTGCTAATGTTACGACATACGCATTTGCCGAACCTGTAGACACAATAAAAGAAGTAACATGCAAATCTGTTATAGTTTCATAAGCAGTTTCAGCTTGATTTACAACCACATGTTTTCCTGCATCTCCACCCCCAATAGCAGGAAGATTGCCGCTCGCACTTGCAACTAAAATAATTCTAAAATTAGTTCCGTCAAATGTAAGATTTATTTCACTTCCAGCTGGTATATCGCCAGCACCGGGATCCGTTGTTCCATCTGAAAGTTTTATACTTTTGGGTCCAAGTGTTGCAACATTTACAGTAGAAGCTCCTGTATTGACATTACCAGGTAAAAATCTTACTAGCATACCGTTAAAATATGCAATAGGTGATTTTTTAGATCCTATTAAATTTAATACATAAGTATCTGCAACACCGGAATCTGTATAAAAAGTTCCACCAGCTGAATATATGGACATAGCTTTGCTTACTTGATCTAGCGTACCAATATCAAGAGTCTGTCCGGTGTCTGTAATCGAGGTTTCCATCTCATCCGGTATTTGATTGAACTCAGCCGCCGGCAAAGTTGTAATGCCGTCTGTTTTTGTTGGTATATTTTGCATATCATAACCTTTTTAATATAATATTTATTTTATATAATAAATATCAACCTGTAAATCTTAAAAGTAGATCAACATTAGCTGGTTTTATCACATTTAGCAGACATATAACTATATTATTCACATTGCTTGCAAATTCTACAGGAAATGGCAAAGGAAAAACGGCATTATTACTGTCTAGATTAACAACCAATGTGAATCTTGCTTGTTGTGGATCCTTAAAAAATTCCGTTGGAAATATCATAGGAAATATCCCAACATCTGCACCTGGTTGTAATATTACAGTAAAACCCAATTCTTCAATTACTGATACAAATTCTTCTGACGTTTGTACATTCATTTTTGCAAATTTTATCAACACATGGGTACGTCTTTCTTCCAAATCTCCAGTTCCAGGAAAACAATCATCTGGTATTCCTACTGCTGATTCCCAATTACTAATTAATTCTGTTGTAAAATTAATGTCATAATCTTCTGACAGATCATTCATTCCATCATAAACCCTTTTTAACTCTCCAGATAAACCCTCAAGAAATTTTCTTAAAGTGGCAGTAGGTTCATTTCTTGCATCAAAGACTTTCCCTTCAGGCAAAAATTGTGCAAGGCTATTGGTTTGTTCTGTAATATTTTTTTCATCAAATAATCTGGTCATGGATAAATGATAGTCCCTAAAATTGGTATCTCATTGGAAGCAATAGCAACGTCTCCTGTTGGTGTAGATAAAACAAAATCCGTTATAATATCCCCTGTTTCCTGATCAACTGTCTGAAATATAACAGACTCGTACGCAAACGCCTTTAAATCTTCACCAACAGTTGTACCTTCCCTGAAAAATGCGGTTAGATTTGCAGTAACTTCTGCTTGCATAGTTGAAGTGTTTGGTACTAATGTTGTGAAAGTAAAATCAACAGAATTGCCAACAGGCGCATTAACAATAACATCATCATCTGAAGTATGTGCGGGTTTTATTTCCAATATTTTATCTTTGGTTGTAGTCACTTCAGCAGCAGAAGGAATAATATTCAAGTCATTGTCCCTTGTGAAAAATATGATAACCTGACCCAAAGTTACGGAAGGGTCTGCAATAATCGTGCCAGTTGCAGGACTTGTAGGTGTTCCTAATACTACATAAATAAAACTAGTCATATCGATTATAAGTATTCTAAAAATGCCATTATACTCTGTTTCAACTGCACCACTTATATTTACAGTCATATTGTCCTCTAAACCATGAGCTGTAGGGGTTATTACTGTAGCTACATCTCCTGATCTTGTAATTGATGTAACCGATAAAGACTCTCCAAATAATTCTCCAGCTTCTGTTATAAAAACACGGGTCACACCAGCAACCTCTTTGGCTTGTGCGACTATTTGATTTTTATTGAAATTTGCTACCGGATTTTGATATTTGTCAAGTATTCTTAATCTTAAATCTTCATCGGACTCTAAATCGGTACCACCTGAAATTTCACCAAATTGTACAATAGCTGTATCATCCACACCGGCTATGGGGCTACTGAAAGTCAAGTTTGTTCCAGAAGATAGGTTTTGAGCATCCCCAAATGCAACAGATTCTATGGACATGGAAACCATATCAGCATCGGCCGTTATAGTGCCTGTAGCAGGGCTAGAAGGGGTTGTTGCTATAGTGTAAGTAAAAGTGTCTGCTGCTGTTACTGTGACTGTCTGACTGCCGTTATATTCAGTTTCAACCGCTCCCAACATGTCCACAACTTGATTAGAAGTAAATTGATGATCACTAGCTGTTACAGCCGTGACAGTGCTGCCCGAACGAGTAAGACTTGTAACAGAAATAAGAATATTTGTTATAACTGTAGATGCAGTAGTAATAAATTGGTTACTATCTGCATCTTGCAATGCTGTAAATATTGGAATTGAAGAAGAAATTGTTCCTGTAGCAGTGGCAAATCCAGAAGATTTTGTTGCTGCATTTCTTGTTATATCTTTATATGATCCCCATCTTTCCAAAAAATCATTCGTTGCTGTATCTACAAATAGTTCACGGATTAAAATATCCAGTTGTAAGTAAAAGTCAAATATGCGTCCCGCATAACTGACTATCATTGCCCCTAAGAATGAATTTTTAAAAAAAGGGTTTGACTCTGGCAATGCGTTTTGTACATCCGTTCTCGCCCTATCCACAACTTCTTGCTGATCTTCAGGTATATTAAATGCCATGTGTTATCCTATTGTTTTTCCGCTATTTTGCCATAAATCAAAAAACTTGTTTTCAACTCTTGATTGATCCCTGAAGATTTTAACATTCAATCCAAGAGTACCGTTTGTAAACAACGCATTAACTTCAACTTTTTCAGCGTGATTATCATCAATTGACCATTGTAAAGCGTTTTGTGCAAAATCAATCGCACTATTTAAAGTGTCTTGTGTATTCCTTGCCTGATATAAAAGCCATAATTTAGAACCCAATTCAAAAGTTGCATCACCATTAAATGGATTCCCCCACCAACCACGTCTTAATTCCGCTGGCGGTATTTCAGTTTCATCAGCTCTTTTGTCTGCAAACAATGCTACGGTTATAGATGTATCAAAATTATCTACGGATGTAAAATCTCCATTTGTAATAGATAAATCAAAAAAACCAGCTTCTTTTGATAATGCTAAATCTACTGCCATATTTTACCTATATACTGCTATTCGGTCCGGCTGTTGGTGATGGTGCGTTATCATTCTCATTGTGTGTATGGCTATTAAATGTCGATTTAATGGCACTCATAGTAATGGATGATCCAGTAGAAAATGCTGTTATTTCCCCTGTAACATTTAATGCCCCATCAATTGTTGTAGTGGGTGAAGTTAAAGTCGTATTTCCTGTGACATCTGCTGTCAATGTCCCGCTTATTGTAGAAGTAACATTTCCCGTAACTGTTAAAGTGACATTACCACTAACCGTTAAATTACTATCACCTTCTACAGTTACGTTACTATCACCAACTATACTTACATTTTGGTCATTTTTACAAGTAATTTCTATATCGCCGTTTTCCAGAAATTTTACTACACTTTTTGTCACAGGGTTTCCAACTGCAACTTCACCTTCTTTTAAATTTTTAAATCTAATTTTTGGTGTATTACCAATACCCGCCTTATTTTCTTCTTGACCTAAAACACTAAATGTTAAAACGAGGGCATCAACTGGTAAATTGCCAGCAAGTCCATACGGATAAATGACTTCTAAATTTGCGGTTTTATTATTCCATTGGACTTGAGAAACGGGGAATTGTCCAGTGTCATCCGTTTTCCTGGAAACTATAGTTCTTTTTATCAGATTAAATAAATTTATCATATGCCAAACACTAAATTTTGTCCTTCTTGATTCGCTCTTGCACTTGCCTCATCTATTTGCGCTTGTAAAGTATAAGAATTTGAAGCAACTAATTGTATTGTTGTTGTAGATCCAGTATCTAAACCTAAATTATATTCTACAGATTTTATCAATAAAGTGGAATTAATATCTGAAAACTCATCATCAACTTTTACAAGTTCGTTAGGTTTCCATAATATTGTATTATTAATGTCTTGATGGAATCCTTGAACTACAATCGAAAAATCAGTTGATCTTGCCCTCCTAATATTTCTATTCCATATAGCTAAATTTCCTAGATCTACGTTATTATCAGAAGAATTTGAGGATATTTCCATTTGTCTTGATGAACGTATGGTATCATCGATTGCTTCACCTTCCTGATTTGGAATATTCGACAATGTAACATCAGCCCCAAAACTTAAAGCAGCAGGATTTAGTTGTGATCTCATAATATATTTATTAAATAACCCATTACTGGTATAATTAATAATTGCAGATTTAATATTATTAAATTGACCATTTATTTTATTTGTAAGTATAGTTTGGGATTCTATCGTCCCTGATCTTGTAATAACTAAATCACCATTACCATTTGTTGTTAATAGCACTTGTCTTTTTTGTGCGTAAATTTCTATAAATTCAAATACAGTTTGACCGATTGAAGAACTGTATTGTGTACCTTCGGGAAAAGCCTCTATCGCTCCGGCATTATTAACAATCGAAATTTCCGTTAGACCATTTTCATCCAGTACGGTTCTAATAATAGTTTCCAATGACGTAGGGGCCGTAAATTCTTTATTCCCTATCAATGTGCTATCTATAATATCCGATGTTCTGTCTCTTCCCTGCACAAGAATTGAATGACTTTCAGAATCGTAAGAAACTTCAACAGAATCTACAAAACCATTAATAACTGGTTCATTGTTAATAAATATTTTACAAGGATCGCTACGTTTTATAGGAAATACGGTAACGTCATTGGACGTAGCAGAAAATATGAAAGATCCGCTTATTGTTTCGATGTTTTTAAAAACCTGTACATTTTCAAAACCTTCAAATCTTATACCATTAATTTCAATAGTTATCATAATGTTAATATATTTACAGTCCCACTAACAAAAGTAGGATTTTTAAATTTATTCAAATCTATAATGGTTTGATTATTATCTAAATTACCATAATATTGATAAGTTAAAATAGTGGTTGATATTTCTTTCGTTTGAATTTCAGCAATTTTAAAAACATTTACAGCTTCATTTTCAAGAAATTTTTGTACTTCAACCCTTAATTCTTTTATTTGTTGTATGGTATCACCGGATAATTGAACAACATCTTCGCTTAATAATTTATTGTTATCGACAACAGATTCAAATTGATCATCTAATATTTGTTGTATCTCTTTAATGTCATCTTCAGTATTGAAAGTTAATGAAGGTACAACATTAAAAGCATCTGCAAGAGCATTTACTTTTATAACATTATTAATTAAATTCCTGTTATTATCACGTTCGATTCTTTGTAAAGTTGATCTTATTATAGGTTCGTCGTCATCGCCAAAATCAAACAATTTTTGTAAAATATCAAACTGGTTTCTAGGGACATCGCTTAATGATGCAAAATCATTAAATAGTCCTGTTATTCTAGGGGCTAGATCCAAAGGATTAAATATTAAACCGTTCAAATCATTTCTGAATGATATAATACTATCATCAAAAGAACTAATTTTTTCCCTAACAGCAACGACTGTATCTCTTGCTGTTTCAAATTTATCTGTAACTGAAGTTAAAACTACTTTTGCTGATTGAAAATTTGCCTTGAATCTATCTGGTATTTTAAAAAAACTACCTACATCGTTTTCTGACGATGCTAAAACGGCTATTGTAGTATTATTAATTAAAGAAGCGTTATTTTCTGAGTCTCTAGGGAATATAGATTCACCTGCTCTATTAAAAAGCATAGAAAATTTTGCAACACCAAGTGTAGTTGTATCTTCAATTAATGTATACGGCTCTGCAACTACTGTGAGTGTACCAAAAAAAGGGTGTATTAATTCTCCTAAACCTTCAGATTTTAACGCTGAAATTAAAGCATCTCTGTCATTGAAATAATTTTTCCCATGAACAATACCCTGAATTGTAAAAGTCTCTCTTAATTCTCCCAAATCTTCTACAAATCTTCTATCGCTGTTTGGGTACTCATGTACAATAGTTTTCCTACCCCCCGATGTTGAACCGGAACGTATCAAAAATGTAGCACCTTTATAACTTGCTACATGTAAATCCTCTAATATTGAAGTCATGGGCCTACACCAACCAGATTTAAGCCTAAGTTACCCATTGTAACGCCTGAAGTTCTAGCATCAAAGCTACTTACAACACCGGCAGGAGCATTAATATTAATATTACCATCTAATCTATTTCTAGTTATAACTTCTCTTGCTGCAATACCTATACCAGCTGTATCGTCTAATTGATTAAGTGCAATGGTTTTATTAATTGCTCCTGTTCCTCCTGCTATTGCTATTGATGCAGCATCACGTAATTCATCGGCTGCTATATTAATTTTAAATCCTTCAATACCAAATAAATGTTTTAACCATTGAGGCATTTGTAAATCAAATAATCCTAAAAAAGATTGAACTAGCCCACCAATTTCTTTTTTAAATATAATTAATCCAGATATTGCGGCTATTATTCCGACAGCAATTAGTCTAAATGGATTTGCAAATAATGCTGTATTAAATGCTAATGTCGCTATTGTTGCTAACTTCATAGCTCCAGCCCATGCTAATGTGGCAATTTTAGCTGTTATCAAAATTGATACAAATGTTGCTATAAATTTTGTGAATTTAGGAAATTTTTCAAAAAAGGTATTAAATATTCTAGATATAAATGTTAAAGCACCCGCAAGATTCCTAAGCGCACCAGTTAACCCCAAATCCCCGATTGTTATAATAAGACCCTCAAATGCGGATAAAGTTTCTTTAGCAGCACCAAGTAAATTATTCCTCATAATGGTTGCCATTTTCTTAGCAGCACCAGAAGAATTACTTAATTTTTGATTAAGTCTCTCAATTTTAGGAATATTTTTTACCAAAACAGTAAACGCAGGACCACCACGATCTCCGAATATTTTTAAAGCATCTGAAGCAGTAAGATTAGCTTTTGCAAGTTCTTTTAATATTGTTATTAAATCATTTGTTTCAGGATTTATTTTTCTTAAATTAACACCTACGGCTGCTAATGCTTTAGATATTGCTTTAGTTGGTGATCCTAATTCAGATAAAACTCTTCTAAGCCCTGTACCCGCCATAGCTCCTTGTAAACCCGCATCTGATAAAGCACCTAAAGCAGACGCTGTCTGTTCGATAGATTGCCCCATAGCTGCTGCAATAGGTCCAACAAATTTCATTGCATCCCCTAATTGTTGTACATTAGTATTTGCAGAAGCATTAATTGTTGCCATTAAATCGGCAATTTTATTTGTTTTGCTAGCTTCAATTCCAAAACCAGTCATAATATTAGAAGTAATATCAGCCGCTGTTGCTAAATCTAACGAACTTGATGCTGCTAAATCTAATACTGAAGGCATTGCTTTTATTATTGTTGATGCACTAAAACCAGCTCTGGCTAAAAATTCCATACCACTGGCTGCCTGAGAAGCACTAAATACAGTTGTAGCCCCTAAATCTTTAGCTAGGAGCCTCATATCTTTAAATTCTTTATTAGTTGAACCAGAAACCGCTAATACTTTAGACATGGCCGCATCAAAATCCACCAATGCCTTTACTCCTACTGCCCCGGCCATAGCAGTACCAAGTCCGATAAGTCTTGATTTCACACTATTAAGAGTATTACCAAAACGCCCCATGATGCGGTTTGTTCTGTCCATTTGATCTTTTAAACGTTTGAATTTTTTTTGAGTTCGTTCAACAGAATTGTTGATTCTATTTGCAATTGGTGTAAATTTGTCAATTGCTTGATAAATGTATGAAATATTAAACGCCATTTTTTGCTGCCTTTTCTCGTTCTTTAAGTATACGTTCAGCAAAATTTTTTTTCTTTAAAATTTCGGGGTATGGCATTTCGTCGTATTCAGCCCAGGATCCCCCTTTATAAAACGCCTTAAGGTTTGCAATGATATAATCTATTTTTTCCTTGAAGCTTTCATCGAAGATGAAAGCAAAAAAATTGAAAGATATTCCCCTATTAAATTATTTGAATCTTCAGTAGACATATTATCATAAATAGTTCTTGTCATTTTTTGTGTATCATTAACAAAAGCAATCCCATTTAATAGAAGATCTCTAAATGTTTCTTGATATTTTCCAAGATCAACATCAGACATCATAATAAGAGTCATTATTTCTCTTCCTGAAACTTCATCTTTTTCATCAAAAGTTTCAGAAGTATTTTGATTTTTTTGTAAACTATTAACAGCTCTGAAAAATCCTTGTTGTAAAGCTGCTGTTTGTCTTGATTGTTTATTTGAAGGAGCTTTTAAAATCAAAGTTTCAGTCGTCGCTTTGGATTCACCTCCGTCATGATATGAAAGGGGTTTAATTAATTCAAATACAAATTCGCTTTTATATTCTTCCATAAAGTTTCCTATATTTAATAATCGTTAAATTATTGAGACTATTATACTGCTGCATCGCCATGAAATTCAATGTCAACCGTAGTGTCTGATCCTAAATTCACTTCATAATCATTAGTTACAGCGGCATTATTAACGGCTCTATTTAAACCATCGCCTGTAATAGTAATAGCGTTATTATTACTATTAATTTTCCAACTTCTGGCAAGATCAATATTTTCTGCTGTATTATGTAACGAAAACTTGACCATTGACATATTGGTTTCAACATTATTTGACAATACCGTCTGTACAGAACCGCCACCGGAAGATTGTACTTTAAGTTCCTGTTCTCCAAAACCTTCTGTGTATGTAAAGGAATTGGGTACTATTGGTACCGCAGTATTATTAATAACAACGGTTGGATTTGAAAGTTTAATTCTGGACATAATTTGTTATCCCTCTGTTGAAAATGCAATTTGAATTGTTGCAATTATTTCCCTTAATTGAGCAACTATTAAAGTTTTCATTGTAATAGTTACTTTTCCATTAACTAAATCTAAAGTTACAGTCCTGTTTGCCCTGAAAAATAATCTTGATTCTTCCCCTGCAATAGTTAATACAAAATCTTCACCTGAAAGTTGATTATAAAAATCATCAAGAGTAGATTCGATTACAGCTTGATTTGCCATACTTCTATTAGGGATTAAATCTCCAGTTGTTAATCGAGTTTGAGCAAATTTTGCTTTTAAATTATTAAAATAGAACTCTCTAATAGCAACTGATGTATCTACAGCATTTAAAAATTTGAAAGTTGTTTCAGGATTTCCAGCTGCATCTGTTTTCCTAGTGGTAACTATTTCATCAGCAATAATAGATGTTCTTGATTTATTATTTCCAAGTCGCGATATTCCAGCTGTTTTCAAAGAGTCAGTTTCAACTTGTGTAAATCCTTTTCCAATATCAATAAGATCTAATCCTGCAAATGGTGTATTGAAATATGGTTTAGAAGATAATGCAGTACCACCGAATGCATCACTAGCTCCAGTACTAGCAATTACAAATCTCGATATTGAAGCACCATCTGTAAGTCTTAAAGAACGTATAGCAGCAAATTGCGCAGATATAACATCACTAAATTCTAGTAATGAACTTCCTTTATGAGCTGTATCACTTAATTTTTTATTACCAATTATTACCAAACTTTTACTATTTTCAGCATTACCCGCAGTTTCTAAGTTTGCAAAAGTATCTGATAATGTAATAATACCAACACCATCCAATACATCATTGATAATATTAAACCTATTATCAAGTTCAGTAGTTAATGTTGTTAATGAAAAAACACTAGGCCAAACAACAGTTTGATATCTTTCTCCATCAATCACATCAAAAATATTTGTTAAAGAAGGGTCGGTTGCCCCATTTACTGGAGTAGTTAGTACCACTGTAACTCCTGCAACAGTGCCTTCAACTTTATAACCAATATCATTTCCGGTTGTACCACCATTTTCAGCTGTAACAGTAACGGTACCTGTGACATTTGCCCCTGTGAATGGTGCGTCTGTTAAAGCAGTTATAGCAGTTACAAGTGTATCACCAATTGCTGTAGCATTATCTCCATTAGCTATAATAACATCCAAAGCATAATTTGCACCAGAACCGATGGAAACTACTAATGTTCCATCTGCCGTTGCTGTTCCTGTAAATGCTATCGTACCTGTTGCAGCCGTTGCACCACCATCATCGTCAAGGGCAATAGCGTCAAACTGAGTAATTTGATTTAATGTTTTTGCTTGCCTTACCATTTGAGCAAGCATAGATGTTACACCAAATAATGCATCTTCTTCACCTAAATTACCAATATTTTCAGTTAATGCCCCGGCAATAGCAGTCCCTACAGCTGTTTTTTGTCCAACAAATAAAACCTTCTGAGGTTCATTTGATATGATCCCTGAAGCGGGTAATATTGTAATGCTAACCTCTGGCTGTGATACACCCATCATTCGCTCCTATTTTTAAATTTCTTATTTTCTTTTTTAACAATTTCAACACAATTGTCAGTTGCTGAGTCTTTTAATCTTCTGTACCAAAAATTGTCAACTATAATACCTTTATTATCTGTTTTTAAAGATAATATAGTACCCGCTTTATGTTGTTGTATATCAATATTTAATTTTAATTTTATCATGATATCTTTTCCTAATTTAATTATAATACTCTTATTTTATTATTTTTAAACTAAATAATATATTATAATGGTACATCGTCATGATCTATCTCCGCTTCCATTATAATATTATCATTATCTGTTTCATTAGGATTCAACCAATCTATACTTGTATCACGATAAGCAACATTGAAGTCATCGGGTATGGTATCAGCATAAACTAAATCTACGGCAACTTCAAACTGGAATTGATGGACATAATAAGCTGGTACAAAATCTACAAAACTATGTCCTACAAAAATTGTACTGTATTGTTGTTTAGTAGTTAAAACATTTTCCAGTTTAGTTCTTAATAGACTTTTAAATAAAGCAACTGCAACATCTTCCATTTGATCTCGTACTTCACGTCCAGCAATAGTATCAGTAGATGGTGTAATAACAAATACACTAAAAGAACAAATAAAAGTTTGTCTAAAATCATCACCACTAGCCAATATAGCAGTCAAATCAGTTTTAGTATCTCTTGATTTTGAAGCTATTGTATCGCCCAATACTACAAAACCCCACAATTCGTCTGTATCCATTTGTGTATAACTATCAACGGCTTTCGCCATAGTTACAGCACCGGATATTCTAAGACCAGTAGCTATTACCGGTGAACCTTGAGCAGGTGAATCGGGCGTTTGTGTGATTTCATAAGTGAAAGTAATATTGTCTATCCGTGTGACTTCGTGTCTACCGTTGTAACCGGCTGCAATAGTATTTAAAATAAGAATTGTACCAGTAGCAGGAGTTACAGCAGTATCTGCAACTGTAAAAGTAAAAGTTTTTCTGTTCGGTACTGTATCAATATCGAATATTCCATTATATTCAGATTGATCTGCCCCTACTATTTCTGCCGTAAATTCAAATCCCTCTGTAAAATCATGGTTTGTAGCCGTTGTAACCGTTGCCACTGTTCCAACTCTAATTATAGAAACTACTGATATTGGAGATTTTGCGTTTTTAACTGTTACAAAATTGCCAGTTGTAAGTTTATGATCTACAACTGTAATAGCTGTAACTGTACTTCCCGAACGAGTAAGGCTTGATATAGATATATCTGGATCTGTAAACAGAGTAGTTTGCGTAGGTAAAGTATTTTGTAATTGAATTATGATAGTTTCAGCTTTTATCATCTAAAACCTTCTTTATGAGCACGTTCTATCTCTTTCTCAAAATGTTTCCTTGCATTCCTGGCATTACTATTAGTGGCAATTTTAAGAGTAGGTCTACGCATTTGTTCTTCTAATATTTTAGTATAAAATGTTTTTGCATCTTGTCTAAAGCCAAATTCCAGTTGATCACCACCTTTAACAGAAAAACCTAATTGCCTTCTAGCATCTCCTGACCTATCTGCAAAAGTTTCCCCACGTATTGAAGCTCTACGTTTCTTGCCTCTAAATACTTCTGGAGTACCAATTCTTGGTAATGCCAAGATATTTTTTTCAGTTGTTGCTTTTAAATCTTTACCTAAAAAATAAAATGCTTGTCGAATTCCACGTACAGTTGATTGTTTATTATCCTCAATTCTAAGTTCAATTTTCCTATTTTTTGCATTTGCTATGAGTTTAAAAGTCATTTTATCTTCTAAAGTTTGCGGGTTTATTATCATCACCTCTTAAAGAACATCTCAAAAGATAAAATTCATCACGTTCTTCTAAGTTTTCTACGTCTAAGATAACAAAAAATTGTTCTTTAAATCTTATCCAATTCTTAAAATTTACGTTTGGTAAAAATCTAATGTAAAAAAAATGTGTCGCTATACCAATTATATTTGTACCGTCGAAAATTTCCACACCGGATTTTGTTTCTAACATAGCCCATACAATCTCAATTTCCTTGAAAGCTTCAGAAAAATCCACGCTTCCATCAACAGGGGCTTTTATGGTATTCAAATTTATTTGTATACGTTCCCGCATATCCCCTATGCATATTTTCCTACTTCGTCTAACAATTCTTTTACAGGTAGGCATCAGCTGCAACTTCCTATATTTATTAGTCTCACTTTACCATAAAGGGTACGGACATTTAAAGGTAAACTGTCCCCAATATCTCCAGTGTTACAATCTCCTCTGTTTTCATACATAAAAGCAATATGACTTAATAAAGCTATTTTAACATCACCAGGTACGAATGAGGAATCCGCACCAAAACCAGAAGTAAATGTTATTTCAATAACCTGTGGTACATCATCAATATCTGTAGGCCATTCTTGATCTTCTTTTAAAAATATTTGTGAATAATCATTAACATTTGTAAAACCCCAAACAGTAGTAGGTACAGTTGTCAATACACCGCCTGTAAAATATTTTACACTAGTAACATCAGACACTTTTGATCGTCTGAGTTCAAAAGTAATATTTATATCTTCGTCACAAAAAACATTAAAATCATCACGAAAAGTAATATATGTTTTGGTGATAAAATCCTTGCTGGTATATTTTTCCCCACATTCTGTTGCTGCATCAATAAAGAGATTTAATAAATCATCTTGTGTTTTATCAGCAAGACTTATTTTCAGGAAATTTTTTACAGAATCCAAAGAAACCGGTTTATTTACAGCCGGTACAGTCACATTATATGTGAATGCTTTTTTCTTTAATCTTTGGTGTCTAAACAATTGCGTTATAGTCATTTTAATCTCTTATAAAGCGAAAGGTTTAAGTTTTATAGAACGATCTGCAGCTTGGGCTACCATAACTAGTTTAATTTCATCATATCCAGCAAATATACTAGTATCTAATGGATAACTACCATTTGCTGCAACAGTAAATGTTATAGCAGTATCACTGCTATCTTTTATTTGTTTAAATGTTACACCTTTATCAATACTGCCTTCAAACGTCAAACTTGTGCCAGTTATTGCAACTGGCATTTCTACTATAGCAGCTGTTGTTCCAAATAATTCCGCTGCATCAGAAATTGTTTGACTAGATAATATTGTTAAAGTTAAAACATCAACTGCTTTATCTTGTAGTTGTATTGCTTGCATTTTTTAAACTCCATAATTAAAATTATACAATTTCAGCCCAACCAAGTTCTATAAAAGAATCGGCCAATGATTGAACTATATCTTTATTCCCATTAAGGCATTCTTGCTTACTTCCAATTGTTAATATATCCCCTCCAATCTTGTGTAAAGTATTACGAAAAGAACTAGGATAAGATATGCGAATATCACAACCACATGAGACTAATGGGCATTTTGGTATTTTAAAACCATCAGTAGTCGTATTAGCTATATTGTTTAATAATCTAATGGACATTACGCTTTTATCCTTTGTACTGGCTGGATTAATTCAAAAGACGCAGTTTGACTAAAATCTGTAATTGATTGTAGAATCACCAATTTTCCTGACATTACTGCTCTTTCTGTAACAGAAGGTGGAATAAATCCTTCTAACATTCCTGCTCCTTGAGAAATATAATCAGAAATAGAGACATATTCGTCCATTCCATAAGTAACACCCATAATACCAGATTGAGGAAATATAAACATTCTTTGACCAGTAAATTTAGCATTTGAAACAATAGTAAGGGCTGACCAATTACCTGTTGCGTCATCAGCTATAAAAGCAGTGTTGATGGTGAAAGTATTAGCTGTGGTGGCAACAACTGTAAATGTACCATTATAATTTGTAGTATTAATAATTGTTACAATATCATTAATTAAAATTCCATGAGCCGTAGAAGTTACTACCGTATTTCCTCCATTTGCTACAAAAGCTGTTATCAATCCATCTTTAGAAATAAGCAAAGGATCAACTTCATTTGTTCCACTAAAATCAAAATCTCCTGTAATAGGATTAATCAATGCAGTAGCTGTGACAGGTGATCTTGCAGCTCTGATAATTACATCAGGCACTTCAATATCATCAATAGCAGCAGCCCCTACACTATAAGCTGATCCTTCAGATGTTTTTAACTGAAGTCCTCCGATTAAAACATCTGTTATAAAACCTTCTTCACCAAAGAAATTATAAACACTTATTCCTGCATCGGACGAATATTTACTAGAAACTCTTGCAGCTGCCAATAGAACTCCTACATTAATATTGACTATCACATTATTATCAATAGCAAATGCCCCAAGCGGAGTAGTTTCTACGGCTTGTTTAGGGGTTAATCCACTAGCCCCATCGTTGTCAAAAACAACAATATTTCCTATTGCTGGATTTTCTCTTGTCCCTGCACCTGTACCACCATCTTCTACACCAATAACAAAATTACCATCTGTAAAACCCGCTGCTACGGTCTGTGCCGGCCATGTCATATAGGTGTAGGTATTATCGTCTAAACCAGGGTTACGTACAAGCTGACCAGTACCGCCTAATACATCGAATTTGGATGTATCTGATACATTAACTTTAAGCAAATCCACAAGATCTGCGTCATTGTCAAGCGCAATTAATCCTGACCCGACTATTTGTTTGATAGCTGGTACTAATAATTGTGATTCTGATATGTAGGTGGATGTAATGACATATTCTGTCACACTAGGAACGATAACAATACTGGTATTATTTCCTACCAGTTCATTAGTCAATTGACCATTTAATGTGTCACCGCTTACAGTCCTAACAATAACTTGATAGGTATTACCAAGTCTTTGAATAGTAAGTTCTTTACGGGGAGCCGCTAATCTAGGAAGTAAATCAATAAATACAGGACCTAGACTATCATCAACAATTATACAATCAAGCCCCGGTGAAATTGGAAAAGGGGAATCAGTAGCATCAATTTTTTTCGTTATTCTAGGATTTAAACCAGGGACTACACCTATTGCTGTGGTTGTTTCGCATATTTCGGACATTTGATACCTATGTATTTATTCTTGCAGATACCCCACTTGAAGTTGATGTTGTGTCTACTAGAGCCGCCCTTAATTTAACGCCATGATTCAAGATAAATCTGGAAATACCTTTTACTGGCAATGATAATACACATATCACATTAGCGCCATCATCTAAAGTTGCTTGCAATTCTACACTTCCTCCGCCAAGCTCTCCAGTAACAAAAAGATCACCACCGCCTCCAGGCCAAACAATAAAATCACCTATGATATCTACATCAGCAGCGGCACCAACGTCTAATAGTAAATCTAGTACTCCATTTGACATGCTATCAATTTATTCTGTATTGAACACTTATAGTAATAGATGTACCACCAGTACCGGCACTGCCAGTGTTAGTTACTGCTATTCCTTCACCTACAGTCAATGCACCAAGGAAACCTACCCCCATAGTGACGTTTGTGGTAGTGGAATCAAGTACAGCACCGTCTGTCAAAGCTGCAACCAACATAGTCGCAATAGCAACAGGAGAACCGTTCGTGTCTTCAAGATCAACGGATGTAGTTGAAGCATAAGTTCCAGATACCGTAGCATCAAAACCAACAATTGTAATTATTTTACCATCCACTCCTGGAACAATAGTTTTTCCTGCATTACTTTCTGCAAGTGTGACAATATTGGTAGCACTCAAAGTTATTTTATTAGAAAAAACAGAACCATCAAAATTTGCAAGATTGTCCGAACCACTACCTGGTTGTTCAATAAAATTATCAACATTAACAGTAACATCTGCCATAACTATTTACTCCATTTTTAATATTCAACTTTAATTTAGTCTAAAGATCTTCATCAGAATCTTCGTCAAGACTTTTAATATATTCTTCAAGTTGTTCAACCATTTTTTCTAGAGATTGTCTTTTATCTAAATCAATACCATATTTTGATTTAGCATAATCATCCAATTCGGATCTACTAAAATTTTTATAATCGACAACATCCCATTCAACTTCTTCGACTTCAAGTTTGGCTTTGGTTTTTGATTTGCTTTTAACTTTTTTAACTTTTTTAACTTTTGTGACATCTTCAGCTAAATTTAATTCAATAAGTCTAAGCAAATCTTTTTCAGAAAAACCTTCATTGTCGACTTTTAAAATATCGCCTTTTTCAAAATAAATAGTCTTCCTACAACTTATAGCAAGACCACCTTTAGTTTTAGATTTTACTTCCATTATCGAACTCCTACGTTTTATTCGGACTACCTGTCCTTAATTAATAGTCATATTATGCCGACAAATTAGGTGAGGGCATAATTTCAGGAGCAGCATCAATCATAACCACAATTGTGTTTGTTCCTGAAGCACCACTGGAAGATATAGTGGAGCGTACAAATTTCTTAGTACCAAATATACCAATAGATTTCAGTACGTCTCCTTCTGCTGTGGCTATCGTAAGCACAGCCCCGGCTTCCGTTCCAATAAGATTTGCATCTGCTATAGCATTTTCTTCACCGCTGAAAAGACCCGTATCACTTTCTTCTAAAATAGGGGTAAATGTACCGGCGCTAAATGCTGTCACAATAAAATTGAATACAATACCACCGTCAAAATCGCTAGTATCAATACTAAATCCATCGGTTACGGTATCACCTGTTATAGTGTCAAGTTGTACCAATTTTGGTTCTAAATCACTTCTTATATCGTTAGTAGGCATTTTATCTCTCCAAATAAAAATTATATTATTAGGGGATATAAATATTTCTATCCCCATTTTTAGACGTATTATTAAGCGGCCAATTTTTGAATTTTAAGAGCTTCAAAATTAGTCACATCTCCGCCAACACGTTTAGTGGTGTAGAACTTAATCAACGGCTTATCAGTAAATGGATCCCGAAGAACCCTAATACCTAAACGATCTACAATAGTATAACCCACTCCAAAATCACCGTAAACGATGGACAGTGAATCAGCGGCAATAATTGGCATATCATTGGCAAACAATACCCTTTTACCCATTAATATCATTCCTGCCCCTTCTGGCAACATTTCAAAATTAAGAAGATAATTACCATTACCATCTTTCAATTTGAGAATATCCCCCCATGTTGCACGTTTCAACATGAATACTGCATTGGCATCATATTCTTGTTTCAACTGATTTTGCAGGGCAATAATACCGTCGGCTTTAACCGCACCTGAAACACCAGAATTAACCTGTTCAATTGCACCACGTTCATATGTATCAAACGCAGCCCACGCAGGAAAATCCAGGAATCCTTTTGGTTTATTCGCACCATCACCAACAGTAAACGCTGTATTTTCATCCCTTGTGAGCTTCCTATCAATTTCATCATTGATAAGGGCTTCAATATTAATAGATGAATCGTCAAGCATTTTTTGGCTAACACGAGGTTGCGCAAATTGTTCATGGGTGGCAATAGTAAGCCTTCCAAATTGAGCGTTGTCGGTGTTACCACGAGTCTGTACTTC